CCCGTAACGCCTCTGCCACGCGCGTAACGTGACAGGGATTAAGGGTAAACTAATTGATTTTGCAAGTTTTTATTTTACCCTGCTTTCTTATGGGGCATACATGGGACACTTTCAGATAGTCTTTTGTTAAGGAGTTCTATCTGTTCGTGATTGTTGTCTTTCATCCATGCTCCGTAAACATTGAATACCATTTGTGCGTTTGTGTGGCCCATCTGGCTTGCGATAAAACTAGGATTAGCTCCTGCGGCAAGTGACCAGCATGCATAAGTATGCCTGGATTGGTACGATTTTCTGTGTCTCAGACCTGCGCGTTTTAAGATACTTGTCCATGACTCCCTGATGGAGTCAACCTTGTAGTGAGGTCCGGACAACTGCTGCTGTTTTGTTACCTGAGGACTAAAAACAAAAGTGCATTTATGCACAGCAGTTCTCCCATATTCCCTCTGCTTCACCTCTACAGAATGTTGCTTTCCAAGCATGGTCATTTCCGCCTGGCTTTTAAGAGCATCAATAGCTGGTTGAACCAGATGAATTGTCCTTCCGGTGCCTGCATCGGTTTTTGGTGGAGTGAATTCGCCAAGTTTTGTATAATTTCTACGGATGGTTATAGTCCTTGCTTTAAGGTCTATATCTTCCCATGCCAGCGATACCAACTCCCCGTGACGAATACCCGTGTATACAGCGAGAATCCACAGGTTTTTTGTTTGTTGATGACGGCAAGCCTCAATAAAACGAATAAATTCGTCACGGGTGAGAGGATCTGGTTTTACCTTGGACTTTTTTAAGGGAGCCAGACCGTTAAATGGGTTTCCTGAGGTATAACCATTATCTGTTGCAAATTGAAACATTCCAGCTATGGTTGTCATATAGTAGTTTACCGTGACCACTGAGCGCCCTTTTATGGAAGAAGTCTTTCCATTAGAAAGCTTTTGGTAACCGGTCAACAAATCTCTCCTTACGAAAAGTAAATCCTCTTTTGTTATGGATGAAACCAGTTTTTTTTCACCTAACATTGGTAACATGTTTTTAATTACTGACTGGTAACGGTTAAGTGCATTCGCACAAATCTCAATTTTCTTAAGGTCCAACCATTTTTTCCGAAAGTGCCTTAACGGTTATCTCTCTTTTTCCCAGACCAAAGTGTTTCAGGTTAGGGGAATTAGGGAACTGCGCGGCGTAGTCGAAACTCCCCATTCTGATTGCAAAACAAACGGAAGTGCGAAGTTCACCAGCGATCTTCCGGTTTTTGTCTGTGTCAGGAACACCGAGGTTTTCTCTGACACGTTTGCCATTATAGTGAAACCATATACGGAGTGATCCTCCATGGTTTTCAACGCCTGTCGGGTATGATGCGTTACTCATTAAACCTCCCAGACGTCCAGGAGCATTAACAGGTTAACCGGAACTTGCATTTTTGGCACCTGGTTGTTTCTGGTTTTCGATCCATCGCATAATTTCTTCGATGTTGTACAGGCATTCACTGTAATGCCCTGGATCACCTTCTACAGCGTAATGGCGGTATTCTTTTCCCTGCATCCATGACTTTCTTCTGGCCCGCTCGATGGTGCCGGGCTTTAGCCCTGTTGATGCAATAAGGACTCTCTCCGTACACCATTTGCTGGGGGTTATCTGATAGATGATTGTCTGCATGCCAACCTCATAAAACTTTCATCCACGGCAGTGGCACCACACGTCAAACATTCGTTTCGCAACTTCACGGCAGTAGAAGCCGTCGACATCACGGGTCAGGTCGTAGCGATTGCCGAATGTCTTGCGAACCCAGAACTCAAAAGCCGTATGCATGTATCACCTCCGTTGCATTGCGCGTAATTTTTTCAGGCGCATTTCCTGCTCAGTGCCCGCCAGAATTTTGCGGTACTCCTGTTGGTCAATATGTTCGAACAGGTTGTTGAACTCACCAATGCGTACCCGTCCGGAGCGCCCGTCCATGCGTCGAAAGAACACTGAGTGCTGAGTACTGCGAGTAATCACCACAGGGTATCCGGCTCTGTCCGTGTATATCTGACCACGTTGAATCAGAGCGAACATTCCTTTATCCCCAGCGGAAAAGCGAATACAGAATAAATGCCACCGCTATTGCAACTCCAACTGCGGTGAATGCTTCAGGCCAATTCATCATTTCACCTCCTGCGGCGGTTCTGGTAGCTGCATCCAGTGGGTTACCTCTTTGAGATACAGGTCTTCGCCATCACCGTCATCCCAAGTGGGCTTGCCATCATTAAACCAGTCGCCATATACGCCGACCTGAGTGTTGGGGATGTTTGGTGGGTAGTTGTTTTTAAAGTCAGCTGCTAACACATAGCATTGTCGCTCTCCCATTTCAGGCATTCGCTCACTACAGCTTATCCAACCATCCGGAGTTGCCGGATAGTTGCCATTCACAAGGTCAGCTCGAACATATAGCGTGTCATCATGGTGTTGATTGTGGCTGCACCACGTTAATTCGCTTAACTCGCCATCTTCTGGCCATACTCCAGCCGTTTGCAGCCAGATATGGGCTGGCGCATCTTGGCAAGGTGTATTAACTGGCAACTTGTAAGTTTGGCTTACAGGTTCTGCACTATCAGCCTTGCGGCGCTCCTGTAGCTCGCGCAGAGCCGCTACAACATAATGGCTATTGTGCTGGTCAGCCCACAGAATGAGCCGAATCAACGTTGCATTTGAAACGTATTCGTCTGTTAGTTTGCTATTGGTAAAAGTGGTCATAGCTATTTCACCTTAATCTCAACATTTCGCAGCTTTAGCTCTACTGGCAGGTCTGACTTTCCTGTTAATGCTAATGCGAGATTTTCTGGAGTAATGAGAACAGTTATTGTTTTCCCCCTCGCCAGACGAATAATCATGCGTATCTCGCTATCGTCACATGCTCCTGGTCGAACAATTGATATTTGTCCGTTCATCTCACTCTCCTTTGATGCGAATGCCAGCAAGCCAGGTTCTTATGCCGATATATTCAGCGTTCCTGAAACCGCTTTTTACATATATAAATGGCAAGCGAAGATTGTGACCATTGGCTGCCAGGTAGTCTTTACAACCCTGTTCGGTGAAACAGCAGGTAACGAATTCATCAATATCTTTCACAGCAACGCGCCGCCATTTTTCTGGTGGTTCCCGAAAGTTTTCATGAAGTAGTTCGAGACGACGACTTTGGAGTTTATTGGCTTCATTGCCATCTTCATCAACCCAGACAATCCGGTCATAGTCATAATCAGCATCAACAACAATTTCGCGCTTTTGATACACACAAAACATAGGGTCTGACGTTATTCGATTATCCTGTGTTCGAATATTTTCACCGATGATGCCAAACGAATCTGGCGTAGGTTTTGTCTGTAACTCTTCGATACGTTCAGCCAGCGCCGCGCACTTGGCCTCAGCTTCAGCAAATTTACGCACTAGGTACTCAGCGTTTGTTTCGTTCACTTTCAGATCTCGCGGTACACATTTCCCGCGAAGAAACCCTTCCATTTCGAAAACATTCATGCGCATTTGCGTAACCCCGATAACTCGTTAAAACGTTCCATAAACATCCCGTAGGCATGGCCTGGTGACAGTGGAATAACTTTGAACATCTCTGTCGCCGGGATACCTTCCAGTACAGGCCAGAAAGAACCATCATCAAGCCCGAGATCGCGGCGTTCGGTTGCCAGCATAATGAGATCGGCATATTTCACTGGCGTGCTCATAACAGGAGGTAACCCGTATTTCTCACGGATTACGGCGTCTATTTTTTCTTCCATCCGTTTATAGTCAGGAAGAAGGCGTTTCAGTGGTGCGGGGATGTCCTGGCAATATGCTTCTGTTGCATCATGCATTAACGCTTCAAAAGCAAATTCCTGCGGTACCAGCTGGCTGCAAAGCACCGCATGTTGGGCGACGCTGTAGAAGTGTGAAAGATGTCCTGCAAAGCGACAGATATTTGAAAGGGAAACCGCGATATCGTTAATAACGATGTCGTCTTTATTTATCTTGTCATAATAAAAATGCTTCCCGGAAAAAGTTTTAATAAATGACATTTTGTTCTCCACGTATATGCGCTGCACCGCGCTGAATTCTGGTAAAAGGAAGCCCTCACCATCCGGCGATTATTGAGTAAATTATGTTTCCATAAATGCCCCCGCAGGGGCATTTGCAGTAATGAAATCAGGCGGTGAAAGTACCAATAAAGGTTTCTACTTTGCTGTCTTTAAATTTCTCAACAAGCAGATCACGAAATTCGTTAGCCATTTCTTCCTGCACCGCTTCCAGCTGAATAAT